CGTTATGATTTTTTCCCATACTATAGTATCATTAATTATAACAGGGATAGAATCAAGTGTAGTGATCCTGATAGTATCTCCTGTTTGCTCACATTTATATCCTTTCTTAATAGCTTTATTAAGATGGTATTGTGCAGAGCAGGAGCTAAGCATTAAGATAATTACACTAAGTCTAAATATCATTAGATTCTATTAAGGTATAAGTAAAGTGATTACCATGTATATCTTTAGCTCTATTAGCTATTACCATAAACTCATTAAAATCTTTTACTCTTTTAAATACTTGGCATCCCTCTGACCAATTTTCTACAAAGCTAGATACTGTACCTGCTTTATGGATATTGATTCCAAACATTCCTGTATCAGTCTTACCTTGTGCAAAGGTCATATCTCTATCACCATCTCTCCATACAGTCACATCTCCTAATCTTTGACATACTGCCTGATATTTACCCTGATGCATAGATACAGCATAGACTCCTCTATATTGATTAGGTACTAATCTAGCCACTCCCTTAGCATTATGGAATTGCATAACTCCTTTTTTACCTGGCTCAGTAGTAGCATCCCACTCATGGTAGAACCATTTGCCATCTACTCTATAAGATATAGTTAATTTGTCATCAAAGAGATTAGTAACTTTTTGACCTGGTGCTGAGTTACGAACTCCTACTATATTTACATCATAGTCTTTAGCTCCTGCAAAGTAAAGATATCCTTTAGCTTTTACAGCTGCCTCTATCTGTTCTCTAGTGTATGTCATTTCTTTATCTTTTTAATGTCCTCTTTAATTTCTGCAGATCTAGCTAGTAGATTCTTTAATGATGACCATAGGTCCAAATGGTAGACTTGCTTGTATGACTCATTAATTGACATCACCTCTATACTAGCTAGGACCAATGCCACTACTTTAGTAAGCATGAATGGTACACTGAAAAAAGTTAGTATGATATCATTTAGTATGAATTGGTCTATCAAAAAGAACATAATCACAGTAACTTCATAAAGTGCTAACTTACTGATTATACTTGAGAGCTTTCTGCTAGTTATTTTCTCCCCTAACTTTTTAGCTTTCCAAATACCTGTAATAGTATCAATGCATATTAGTACTCCTATCATTAGCAGTATTCCTGAGATTGGTAAAAAGAATGCAAAGCATATAGATATAAGTGTCAATAGTTCTGATTGTATAGATATTAGTAGTAGGGATAGTTGTGCTTTCATTCTTTACCTTCTATTTCAGATACTAGTAAAAAAGTAAAGTAGGATATTAATAGGCATCCTAATAATTTGAAATGTAACTGATCAGCAAATACTAAAGAGATACCTGAAAGATATCCAAAGCCAAAAGTTAAGAATGATAGTACTCCTGAGTGCTTCATAATATTAAGATTGAATTGTTATAGCCATTGTTACCTGCACCTCCACATAGACCATTACACTCTAGCATTCCATTAGATAGACAATTACATCCATCTATCATAGGTCTTAAGTCAGTATCTCTGTTAGTTGTGCTAGTGAATACAGGATACAAAGCTCTGTTTTTTAGTAGGTATCTTATTAATCTCTGCTCAAAGAATGCAGCTTTCTGTGCATAGTGTTCCATACTGAATGCTATAGTACCTCTATCTACAGATGAGCTGTTATCTCCGAATTGAGTCTGTAGACCTTTATTCTTTAGCTGTAGACTAAGACCAAATACAGCATCTTCTGCTGCTCTCCATGCTATAATAGGCTGTATAAATGTAACTAGCACCTCCTCATCAGGATCTAAAGTCTGAGCATTGTACTTAGTTAGCAAGTCATTATAGAATGTAGTGCCTAAGATAGGCATTATTCTAAGCTGAGCTTGAGTAGCTAAGTAAGGAGTAACATTGTTGACATCTACATTAGCTGTGATGGGTGTGTTATTCTTTAAGTAGGTTTCTGTTATAAAGTATAGCATTATAGTATAGGTGTTTGTGCAATTTGTGTTTTGCTTTTATCTCCTCCAGGTACAGGAGGTAGTGATGCTAAGGCTCTAATCTCATTCTCTGTCATGGTCTCAAGTACTTTAGTAGCTACCAAAGGAGATAGACTATTAAGTGCATCATTAGTCTTAGAGGTATCTCCCTCAAGTTCTACAATTGCCTCGTTAATTATCTGATAGTTATTAATAGTGAAATCTGCATCTTTCTTAGCTATGAATAACAGCTCATTAAAGATGTCAGATACCATATCTCTCAATGGCATTACTACATTTTTCTCAAATATGATGTAAGCCTGCTTAATATCTGAGCCATTACCTAGTGAGCCTGTAGTACGAATACCCATAAGTATAGGATCAATGGTGTGAGAGAAACAAATCTGCTCAGTATTCAGCTGTGATGCCTCTTGAAATAGACCATCATTATTATTATTTGGTAACGCCTCAATCTTAGGCATTTGCTCTGCATTATTTGAAAAAAAAGCTACAGCTTTCCCAGCATTTGCCGCTCCTTTAAGCCTGTCGAGGGTATTTCGTATCATGTTTTTCTCCTCCTCAGACTGAGGTTTTTTAGGAAACATCATAGCAAAGGATGGAAAGATTGAGTTTTGTATATTACTTTTAGCAAAATATGAAAGCTCGCCACTCAAAAATGCATAATTTAAAGAAGAGGTATAAGAAGGTAATGGATAGAAATCCTGACCTATGCTATCTACCTCATATACAAATAGTTGCTCATAGTCTCTACAGGTAGGAGTATATCTTCTTATCTCCTGTACTCCAATCCTACTAGACCAATCATCACAAATATAGTATCTCTTACGGTCTAAGTTTATTCTAAGTTTCTCAGGGGATAGATTGACTATCTTTGTGAGCTTCATCTTATCATCAAAACATAACTTGAAATATACTCTATTGTGCAGTATTAGTTGCTGAGTTACTGCAGGTACTACCTTTTTAATGTTTAATTTTCTCTCAAGTGTGTATAGCTCTAGCTTATCCTGTGGAGTAAGTCTATCAGCTACTATATTAAATCCACCACCTACAGCTGCATTCACTTTATACCCTACAATAGAGCCATGTAATGGACTAGAATAAAATATTTGATTGAGTAGTTCAGGAAATAGGTTATCCTGCCCGAATGGAATATATCCATTAGTCTGATTCCTACCATTAACATAGGGTAGAGTTAAATTAGCACCTCCTACTTTAAGGAATGGAGTAGAGAATGATTGATATCCCTCTACTATTTCATGCTTTACTGTTTTAAAAAAGTCTTTTAATGCCATAATTACTCATAAATTGATTGTACTATTGGTCCACTCACTACCATCCTACCCTCTTCAATCACAAACCCTGTAGAGTTAGCAATAGTTGGAGGTGTGGTACTTGACTCATAGATGCTGTATGTATACTGTCCTTTAACTAACTCCAAATCTACAGGCTCATCTAGCTCAAACTGATTGAATCTTTCAGGATAAGCTGATAGATCAGCAGTGTAGAATGTAATAGGTGTTGACAGCTTGTCCATTTCATTCTGAAAGACAAACAAATAATAAGGATTCGGCAGTGTACTTACCTCAGTTAGGGTAAGTATAATCTGATTGACCTCATCTTTTTTAATGTATATCATATAACTATATTATACTAAGGTCAAAAAATGTTTAAAAAAAAAGCTCTACAATATGCAGAGCTTTAATTATTAGGGTGTTAAGGTTATGCTTGAGTAGGTAATGGGAAATCTGCAGGCACACCTGTAACTAAAGTACTAAGTACCTCATAAGCCAAATGGTCAGCTTCCGCTAAAAGTGTAACACTGTACTTAGAACCATCAGCACGAGCTGTACCTGAACCCTCACCTGTAGCAGTAAGTTGTACATTCTCAAAGTACCAATACTTGTCATTAGCATCCTGGATAACTACAGCTAAGTAACGCTGTCCTCCACCAAGTATATTAATAGATTCTGACTTAGCTTTGTCTCTACGGTTAAACATTAGAGTAATAGTTTGAGTAACTAATGTAGATCCATTTAATAAATCTTGAGCAGTCTCTTCAGTATAATTACCTGTATTTCTATTGATAGCATAAACTGTTGTAGGTAAAGATACTGTCCATGCAGTAATACCCCAATCTACTATTGTAGTTACATCAAAGTCCTCTTGTAATCCTATCCATACGGTCTTAATTCCTCCTGTATTATTATCACAGGTTTTTGCGATTGATTGTAATGCTTCACAGCTCATTGTATATGTTTTAAGTAAAGGGAGCTTTCACTCCCTTAGATTATAAATTAGTTAATTAAGATGCAGAGTTGTAGAATACAATCTCATTACCATTAACGTGAGTAAATCCTACTTTCATGTTAGCACGAGTTCTGATAACAGGTGTTGCTACAGTATCAGCTAAATTGATAGCTCGTAATGCTTTACCATCACCTTCAGCATCAAAAGCATAAAGAAAATTCCCTCTAGGTGAAGCAACGATAGTAGACTTACTAAGCATTCCAGGACATAATACCATCTTAATTCCTAAGTAAGTAAAGTCTAGAGCTTGAGTTAAGTTAGCTAAAGTGTTAGATGCAGCAACAGCAGCACGATAAGCAGTAGCTACAGGAGAAGATACATAGATTCGTAACTCTTCTTGATTAGCAATTACAGCAGGAGGGATAGCAGCATAAACTGTAGCCAATGTAGCAAGTACATTTCCTGCATTAACAGCTGGAGGTGTAGCTCCACCTACTTCAATTACATTAGCAGCATCAGCTACTAGTGACTTCTTATATCCATCACATAAAGCTAAAGCAGGAGTACCTGATGTAGTATCACCTGACCAACGTAATTTCTCAATGTTCTCAGCGATTGTCTTAGACATCTCATTCCAATAGTAATCCATGAAAGATGCAACAGTGAAATCACCATTAGATCCTTTAGTCATTTGTAATGATACAAAAGACTGCTCTAAATCAAATTGACAAATCTCTGCCATTGCTGATAATCCACATACATCAATCTCTACAGATGCAAGCTCATCAGTTGAAGCGTTCCATCCACAGTTCTCTGCCTGCAATACCTGTCCAAAGACCACATTAGAAATCTTAGTCTTAAATTTAACTCCTGGTAGTGTACGATAGTTATCTACTACTTCCTCGTTTAAATAAGCTCGGCTATAGAATGCTTCGCTGTTAGCTTGTAATAATGCAGTTGCATCAATATCCAAGTCAAATCTTAATTTTTTGCTCATTTTTTTTGTTTTTTATTTAGTTATTATTGTTTAAAAATTTACTTACCATACTGAATTTATCATGCTGTGATAATTTAGTAGCTTCTACTTCCACTACTTCCTCACCTTCAGACATTACCTCTTCCATATGATTTCTTAAATCAGCTATCATTGCTATAATAGCATTGATTTGCTCATCAATTACAGGTTGTACTATAGCTAAAATAGCTTCAGCATCAGCAGCAGGATCAATAGCCATCTCTTCTGTGGCAGGTGTCTCCTCTATTACTTCCTCTTCTACTACTGTCTCTAGTGCAATCTCTTCTGTCATTGCTTCTTCTTCAACAACAGGTGCATCTTTAATCTCAGTAACTTCTCCATCAACAACGATGTAGATCTTACCCTCGATTAGATGTTCTCCATCAGGTAACTTCATACTATATTTATTATTTAATTGATTACTTAGTTTTAAGCCTAAAAATCCCTCAATAGAGAATCCTATCTGCTCATTCTTTACTAGCTCATTATAGTAGTCTTTGTCAGTTACCTGAGCTGTTACCATTAATGTGCCTTTAGGTACTTCAATACCATAACTAGAATAGGCTTTATCTTTCTTAGGATCTTCTACTATCCATGCCTCAAGTACATAAGCAGGAACTGTCTTATCAGTATCATGCTCTAGGTTAAAGACATTCCTATTAGATAGGTCTTGCATAAACTTAGAATGAATCTGCTCAATAGTCTCAGCTGTAAATTGTACATAGTACTCCTCATCATTCTCATCATTCCTATATATCTCCATAGGAATCATTGCAGGAGCTACCACTCTATACTTTAGCTCATCTGAGAAAAACAATTTCTTATGCTCATCAAAACTCATCCCCTTAGTAATAATGGCAGGAGTAGAGGTGAAAGCTATTTGCTCAATCCCTAACTCTTCACCATCTGAATACTCAGGATCTATAGTAATTTTATAGATTGGTATATCTTTTGTCATAACTATATTATATTTTTTTTATATTTGTTCAAAAATTAAAACTATGATACAATTATTCGGCAAAGAAATCCCCTCTAAGATGGAGGAATTAACACTAGAGCAGTTTCAAAAGATATCTGCTATTCATAACAGTGATGAGTATGATACCCTAGAGAAACATTGTAAAGTCTTTGAATACTTAGGTATAACTGAGGAGGAGATGGATGTAGACTTTGAGCTGTTCTTAGAGAATGTTAAAGAGTTTAATAAAGATAACTATACTAAGAAAGATCCTATTGAAGAGATAGAGATAGAGGGCTATACTTATAGAGCAGAGATGAAGCTCTCAGTAAAAGATTCTCGTATTGTTGAAAAGATTGTTAAGAAAGATAATAAAGAATATATCTCTGAAATCATGGCTTTAATGTTCAAACGAACTGACCTATCCAATGCTGAGCATTATGATTCTGCACATCTAAAACACAAAGCTAAACTATTCAGCAAGCTCAAAGCAGATATAGCTATCCCTTACCTTACCTTTGTAACCTACAAAATCACTAACCATGCAGAATCTCAAGTTGCCAAAGCAGTGGAGTCAGATATCAGTGAGTCAGTTCCTGGAGATCAGGAATCTGAGCAGTGAGGATGGAATGTTCAACTATCAGATTGATGTACTTTCTGCTTTAACAGATAGCAATATTTCTGAATTTGAGAACCTAGATATAGATGAGCTAGGAGAATTAGCTAAGGAGATTAAATGGATACAGTCAGAGCCATCTAGGAGGTATAAGAGTAAGCTAGATAAGTATGTACTCAAGCCATTCACTAAGATTAGTCTAGGAGAATTTATAGACCTAGAGCATTACTTCTCTAATAACTACTTAGACCACTTCTGCCACATCTTAGCATTGCTGTACAGGAGAACATCTAAGAATGTTTATGGTGATGACATTATAGAACCGTATGAGTATAGCCCTAGAGATAGATTAGATTGGTACTTAGAGTATCCAATTACTGATGTTTATGGATTGATACCTGAGTATCTAAAATTCAGAGAGAATTTTACTAATACCTATACTAATCTATTAGTAGATGTGGTAGCAGATGATGAGGTGCTAGAGGATGCTGATGAGATTAAAGAGCAGAAGAGAGAACAGGAGAAACAGAAATTTGCTTGGGAGTCTACTATCATGGCTCTATGCAATGATGACCTAAGCAAGTTCAATGATATCCTAAATATGCCTGTAGTATTAGTCTTTAATATCTTAGGAATGAAAAAGACTTTAGACAGTTAAAGGATAGTTAGGAGTAAATCCTGCAGGAGGATCTAATGCATAGAATGTATATGTAAGTCTCTGATCACTTTCTAATATTTCAGCTACCTCTAAGATAGGATAGTTCTTAGTAATCCATTCTACATACTGAGCATATATCTCATTAGTAATACCTGCATTAGCTAGCTCTCTTGTAAAAGTATTTACATAATCTCTAGGAGTAATTACTCCACCATTCCATAAAAAAGCACCGTTATTCAAAAAGATAAAGTAATACATAGCTACTATCTCAATCTCTAAGCTACCGAATCCTGTAACCTTAGCATTTATTCTGATAGATTCTACTAGTGTACCCTGACCATCTACAATATCATTCCTTAAGATTCTCTTTAAGATGTTAGCCATTCTCCTACGAGTAGGATACAATACATTAAACTCACCTGTGTTCTTATATGCCATGACTATATTATATTAATTAAGCATTTTGTTCAGGAATTTGACAATTGGTCCATGACTTAATCACTACTGATAGATTCATCTGCCATCCTGCAGCATAGTCTAGTAGGTCATTATTCAATGGTATAAAGATAGGCTGTCCATCAATATCAAAGTCATAGTCATCTGAGAATGTAAACTCTAAATATAGATCCTGGAGTATCTGCTGAGTATCTGATAAGATAGTTGTGATGTTAGCTCTATCCATCTGAATTATATCAAAGCAATATAGCTCTAAATTAAAGATAGTGACATTCTCATAGGGAGTAACTCCTGTAGGCACTATGTAGACTAATGGATACTTCTCATCTTTAGTAGCAAAGTTTACCATTTGCTCTTTAAAGTCTGATCCTACCTTCTTAACTTGCAAGTGATTGTCATAGAATGTAGTAATCTTATCTACTATGGATTGATAGCTTATCATAATACTGAATTGTTTTGTATGTTATTAATATGATTCTGTGATGCTGTTATCTCAGTCTCAGATACTATAGCTGTTACTGTTATGTTTTGACCTGTGCCACCTCCTGCATTCACTTGACTACCTGTATTAGCTTGACCAAATAAGTTAGGACCTCCTGATGGGGCTACTGCTGTAGTAGATGGTGTAGGAGTATTAGTACTAGGAGCTGTACCTGATGTAAATGTAGTAGATGCTATCTTAGCTATGTTAGTAGCTGAGGTAACTGCAGCAAATGCTAGTGATGCTATACCTGCAGGATTAGGGATAGGACCTATAGCAATAGGTGAGGATGCTAGTGATGCTGTAATAGCTTTACCTGCATCTACTATTGCACCTGCTAACTGCATTGACTTGTTAAGTTGAAATTGTTTTTTCAAAAGAGCCTCCTCTTCTTTACTACCTTTCTTTACTTTCTTAAGTTTATTCTCCATAGCCAGGTTAGTAATACCCTCAATAGCTGAGATAGATTGACCTGCATAATCTAGAGCTGCATCTGCAGTCTTTAACTGCTCTGCTCTTTTTTTCTCTTCTGTCTCTTTGACAATAGCTAACTCTTTATCTTTAGCATCTTTAGTGATATTAGCTAGACTAGTCTCTAGCTCAGTCTTAAGTTGTTTTAATAATGGATCTCCCTCTTTTAATAAAGCTACCTTTTCATCAAATGCTGCTAATAAAACTGCTTTCTCATAATCTGCAGTAAGTATTAACTGCTTAACTTTATCCTTCTCATTAGCTGCAGTAAGTCTCTGAATCTCTAAGTACTTCTCATCTTCTAATTTAATAGCAGCTGCAGCATCTACCTTAGCTTTTTCCTTAGCCTCATCTATAACTTTTTGTTTAGCCTCAGCATCTTTTAGATTAATGTTGTTAATCTCATTCTTTTTTAATATCTCAAGATCACTAGTATCTTTCTTATACTTTACAGCCTTAGCTAGTAGATCAGTGTACTTTGCCTCTACAGCATTTTTCTCTACAGTGATAGCATCTAGAGTAGAATCTAGATTAGCTTGTCTAGCTTTATCAATTTCTTTTTGTATCTCCTCTCCTCCTGTATCTTTTGCCTTAGGTGCAGGTTTTTCCTTAGTTGCTTTAGGTTTAGCTTCAGCTTTAGGCTTATCAACTTTCTTAGGCTTATTATCCTCAGTAAATTTAGTATTGATTAATACCTGTCTACCTGATTTACTATCTTTAATTAGTTTATCTTCAGCAGCTATTTGAGCTTTTAGTTTTTTTAACTTCTCTTGATCAGCTGCATCTCCTAATGCTAGCTCTTTATAATATGCCTCTCTTGCTAGTTTCAATCTATTATTAGCAGCCCATTGTACTATATATGTTCTCTTAACTTCTAAGTCATAAGTATTTTTACCTAGTGCTTTTTGTTCTGCTATCTGTCTATCTATTGCAGAGGTAGCTAAGTCAGTAGCCTCATTAATCCTAACAGCTCCATCTTCATAAGCCTTAGCACTTTTAGCTGCAGATTCCTCTGCTGCATAGGCTGTAAGTCCTAGCCAATCAGTCATATCTTTAAAGCCCTGAATCAGTATATAGATTGGAGCCATTAGTGCATCTATCACATCATCTAAGACTCCAAATGAATTAAGCACTAAAGCTATTACAGCTATAATGGCTACTACTGCAGCTACTATTAAAAATATAGGATTCATTAAGATAGTTACTCCTAACTTTATAAATGCTTTTGATAGTGTATTTACAGTACTAACTATGCCCATTATTGACTTAGCAATATCAGCTTTATTAATTGTAGCTAATGCACTAGCAAATACTAGAGACTTAGTAGCAGCCTCTTCAAAGTCTAAAGATGCTAATGACTCAGCAATACCTGAGATTCCATTTCTTACCTGTTCAAACTTAGATCCTGATGCAAAGACTTTAACTGCATCATTAGCATCTCTAATTTTGTCAGTGAGTTCTCCTGCCTTTTCAGCAAGTCTAGTCATAGTTGCAGTATCAGTAGCATTAGCTAACTCACCTTTTAATTCTCTTAACTCAGCTTTCATCTGAGCTATGCCCTGTATCTTAAGGGGTATTACTACTTCATTCATATACTCTGATTTCTATTGTGTTGTTAAGTAAGTGTGAATCGTGAAAAGCTGCAGTAGGGCTATGTAGGTTGGTAGTATTTATCTCAATAGTATTATTATCTCTTCTCCTTGCCATTACTATACTATTAGTCACTACTTGACTAAGCATTACATAGGTCTTATTTAAAGTAAAAGCACCTGCTAATGTACCAAAATATATACCTACTGCTGTACGAGTCCAAACTATAGGACCTATAGTATTCTCTATCTCTACAACTGTAGGTGCTGCGGTACTACTCTGACTAATCAAAGCTACATACTTCTTATAGGTAGGTAGGATATCACTAACAGCTCTGCCATTGAGAGTGTTAGTCACTGTAAGATTAGTAGTAGCTATACCATCTCTAGTCAAAGCCTGATAATCTCCTACTACTAATCCTCTCACTCCATCAGTCACTATATTACCTGAGCCAAAGATTAGAGCATCAGTGTTATTAGTAGTGACATTAGTAGTAGATCTATAGCTATCCATTATAGACTTAATCTGATTACCATTACCTGGTCCTACAGGCTCATTGTTTGGGCTAAAGAATGGAGGTAGGTCTATCTCAGTCTCTAAGCT